TGATTATTCTGCAAATATTTTAATTCCAGGAACCACTGAAAGTTCCTATAAAGAAAGGACTGTAAATTCAGTAACTTCTAGTATGCTGGATTTGGGTGTCAACCACGGCATTCAAACTGGTGAAAAGGTCGTCATCATTAGTGATGATGCAAACTATCCAGAAAATATAATTCCTCATGTTGTATATTATGCAATTGCACTTCCCTCACCAAATACCGAAAAGATAAAACTCGCATCAACAAAAACAGATGCTGATAATGGGCAGGCAATTACAATTTATGGTGGAACAAAGTTAAGAGTTCAAAGTAGAGTTACTGATAAGATTGCAGGAGAGATTGGTCACCCAGTTCAGTGGGATTCTACTCCGGGTCGTTGGTATGTAAATGTCAATTCCAGCAATACAATTTACTCACAATTGAATACTTTAGGTGCATCTGCATTTGAATCTGGGCAGACTGAACCTACCTTCTTTGTCAGAAATCCAGATCCAAGAAGTTTGGATGAAAAAATCTATAAGTTCAGGGTTGTAATTCCAAAAGAACTTACAAATGGAAAAACTCCTGAAGCAGGATTTATCATTCAAGAATCTAGCACGACAAATGCCAGAGATGTTAGTGACTTTACGCTAACAGACATTGATATTACAGATTATGAGTTTGAAAGAAATCCAAGATTTATCTCAACTTGCACTCATAATAGTGGAGCAAATCCACAAGAGTCTACTGTAATTACCGAATTACCTCATAATTTAAATGTTGGTGATCATATCATTATCAGAAATGTAACTGACACAAGTAATGCCGCAGGTGCATTCAATTCTGGATACAACGGATCTTTCTCCGTTAAATCCGTAAGTTCCAACAATATGGAATTTACATATGTCAACACCAATATCACAAAACCTGGTTCTGGTGGAACCAATGATACAAACACTAGAACATTATCTCTTCCAAGATACGAAAGGAATAATATTCAGAGTAATTTCTATGTTTATAGAAATGAAATTATTGATGAATACATTCAAAATCAGCAAGATGGTGTATATCACGTTTATGCACTTAGAGCAGATGTTGGAATTACAACTGAATTTACTGATTTAAAATACAGTCAAAATGTTACGGATCTTTATCCACAACTTGATAGAGATAATCCGAATGATTCTCCAACCAATGCAACCTCATATGCACTTTCGTCACCGATTGGTGATGTTCATACCAGTGATCTGAAAGGAAGTATTACAAGAGATACTGCTAATCATCTTATTGTTAAGTTAACTAAAAATTTAGTTGTAGATTCTGTTTTACCACTCTCTGGTGGAATATCAACAGTTTCCTTTGCAAGAAATCATGGTTTCAATGGCGTTATTGAAGGAACCTTAACTGCAGGAACTAGCAACAGAAATGCAGCAGGAACTTATTATAATGTAAAACTTCTGACTGGTGAACCTTCAGGATCATGGGATGGTGCAACGGCAAAAGTAACATTGACTGGATCAGCAGGATCTGGAGCAATCAGTGCCTTTGAAATTCAATCAACAGGATCTGGATATGCTTCTGGAAATACTCTGTATTTTGATACTAATACTATAGGTGGTTCGAATGATGCTTATATCACTCTTGCTGCTGGTGGAATAATTAGAAATGTTGGTGATGTCGTTCAAATTACGGGCATTTCCACAGTTGCAGATGCATACTATCGGATCAATACAATTCCTGACAAAGATTCAATCTCAATCGGTAGAACAACAGGTGATCCAAGTGTAATTGCTGGTCAAATTGTAATCAATACTGGCCCATCAATTCCAGTTAGCACAACATCATTTGCATCGGAGATAACAACATTTACATGCTCAGATCCACATGGTCTTGTGGCAGGCAACAAATTTAAAGTTATTGATGCCAACTCGAATAATTTGGGAGACTTTATTGTTGCATCAGGAACATCGCCAACTGTTTTCACTGCAAAAACAACCACTGAACTTACAGGATCAGCACACATTCTCAAGCACTTCCTCTCCGCTAACTCTGGAATATCTGATGCAAGTAATGAAGGTGTTGCCTCAAGAGGAAATACTTTCTATGGTGGAGACGTTCTGAATACTACTGCTTCTGTAGGTATCACAACAACTCACATTCCAGTATCACATCCAAATGCTGGTATTTCGACAATGAGTAGATTCCCTCTGGGATCTTATATTCAGATTGAAGATGAGATTATGAGGGTTGCATCATCAACATTCTTTGGAACTAATAAACTTGTCGTCATTCGTGGGGCACTGGCAACACAAGTTAAGTCACATGATTCTGGGTCATTAGTTAAGAAGATTAATCCACTTCCAGTTGAATTCCGTAGACCTTCAATCATTCGTGCTTCTGGTCATACGTTTGAATACCTTGGATATGGCCCTGGTAACTATTCTACGGGTCTTCCACAAGTTCAGAACAGAACACTGACTGAAAAAGAAGAGTTCTTATCTCAGGCACAGGAAAGAAGTTCTGGTATTGTTGTTTACACTGGTATGAACAACAGAGGTGACTTCTATATTGGTAACACCAAGAAGTCATCTGCAACTGGTGAAGAGACATCATTTGATACTCCAATTCCAACAATCACTGGTGCAGATCCTGCAAGATTGAGTGCAATCTTTGATGAAGTTACGATTAAAGAAAGAATTGTTGTTGAGGGTGGAGACTCTCAGCAGATTCTATCACAGTTTGATGGCCCTGTTAATTTCGATAAAGAAATTAGAATCAAAGATAATGCCACAGTATCTGGTGTCTTAAGAATTAAAAATATCACACAATCAAATAGCACTTCTAGTGGATCATTGGTTCTTAGTGGTGGTGTTGGTGTTGCTAAGAATGTGAACGTCGGAGGAAGTATGTTCCTCCCCGATGATAAGAAATTATCTTTTGGAAATAGTAATGATTTAGAAATTTTCCATGGTGCGGCTGGAAGCGGCGATCCATATGGCGACAGTTATATTCGGGATGTTGGAAATGGAAATCTTTACATTGAATCTGAATCCGGAACTATCTACCTTAGAACAGATTCAAATCTTGCTAAGAGATCTATTACATGTAATGATACCGATGGCGTAAGACTTTTTTATAATGATGTAACCAGATTAACAACTACTGGAACTGGAGTTACAATTGGTGGAGAACTTCAGGTTGATGGAGATATTACCGCATTCTATACTTCTGATGAAAGACTGAAGGATAATGTAACCTCCATCGATGATCCTCTCGCAAAGGTTCTTTCTCTTGGTGGATATACATTTGACTGGAACGAGAATACTACTAAAGAAGGAAGTGAAACTGGTGTAATTGCACAAGAAGTTGAGGCTCTGGGTCTCCCAGGATTGGTCACAACAAGAGATAATGGATACTTGGCAGTTCATTATGAAAAACTTGTTCCTCTGCTTATAGAGGCAGTTAAGGAACTCTCTGGTAAAGTTGAGGCACTTGAACAGAGACTACAGGATAAATAACTTTAAAACTATAAGAGATGGCAAATTATAGTAAACGATTCAATTTTCGTAATGGTGTTCAGGTTGATAATGATAACTTTGTAGTAGATTCTGCAGGTCGAGTTGGAATTGGAACAACTCGACCACAGGAATTCTTAGATATTTACGGAAATTCTAGTGGTGCTCTTCGTGTTTATGGAGTAACGAAAACGATTGGATTGACGACGACTGATACTTTATATGCAGGTATTGCGACAGTCGGTGTTTTAACAACCACTGATCTTGTAAATACGGGAATTCTTACGACTGCACAACTTCAGGTTGGCAACTCTCCTGCGGTAAGTAATCTAATTGGATATGGATTTACTGCATGGATAACAACTGCAAGTAGCACTGGAATTCATACATTCGGACCTGTTGGAATTAAAACTGCTAATCCAGATTATATCTTCCAGATAGAAGAAAATCCATTAACTTCTACTGGAATTGGAATGACCAATGGCGATATCTTTGCCAGCGGTATTGTTTCAGCAACAACGTTCTACGGAGATATAGTTGGTGATATTACCGGAGATTTGACTGGTGTTGCATCTACGGCAACAAAACTAGAAAACTCAAGAAATTTTTCAATTACTGGTGACTTAGAGTCTTCTGTTATTTCATTTGATGGAACTGCAAATGTTTCTTTTGCATCAACATTATCGACATCATTTAGTGCAAATACAAGTGGTATCATAACCGCAACTAAGTTTGTTGGTATTGTAACCGCAACAGAAGCAGGAATTACAACTGCAACTATTACTAATGCAACCATCACAAATGCTAATGTTGGTGTTGGAACATTTGATTCTATTTTAATTCAAAAATTGAGTGGCGACGTTGATCTTAGCGTTAAGAGTAAAACGAATGCTTCGGTAGGAATTGGGAGCACAACTGATTTTTCGAATAGTAGTGGAGAATTAGTTTATAATGTTGCAACTGGTCGTTTAGAACTTAATAATAACAGCACTGGAGAGATTCGTATCAATCTCCACAACGGAGTTGGAGCAGGAGACACCCAAGGTTTTTCTGTCAGATATGATAATACGAAACTTCTTGAGGTTACATATGATGGAAAAGTAGGTGTAAATCGTGGTGCAAACACTCTGACTCGAAATTTTGAAGTCGGCGGTGACATGTTCGTATCTAACGATGCGAAAGTCTCCGGTATCATGACCATTGGTTCTGGGCTATTTGAGGTTACATTTGGTGATGGAAGTTCTATTCCAATGCCAGATACACAAAATTTCAATACAATTTCTGGAATTAGCACATTTAAGAATTTGAATATTGCAGATCAATTAACCGTTGGTCAAGGTGTTACGATGAACTCTAAGTTATATGTCGGAGGAACAATTGGAATTGGAACCACAAGTGATACTGGATTTGTAACAGGACCTTCAAATTTAGGTGCATATATTGAAGGATCTTTATATTCTCAAACAGGTTTTTATACAAAAGGAACTTTTGCACTTACAACTAAAGCAGATGCATCTGTTCATACTGATGATAGAGTGATTCCAAGTTCTCCCATTGACTATGGTGCAGTTGTTCCGTTTATTGATTATGGCAATTTCCAAATAGAGTCTGGTGCAACATCTCTAATCACAGAGAATGTGTTACTTGTTCCGACAATTGGAGCTGCTACGGTAGGATTTGGAACCACGAATGGTGGGATCACAACACCTAACTTGTTAGCAGGTGGTAATGGATACTTAACTAAAGTCGGTATCAACACATATTATGCAAGAGGTCTTATTGACATGGGTGTCACTTCGACCGCAATGAATTCTTATTTGATTCCCCCTACACTTACACAGTCTGAACTTGATGACGTAGCAACTTTATGGAACACACCTTCTGCACCTGGATATGCTACAGCGAACAAAGTAACTCCTAATGGAGTTGTTCCTGGTGCAATAGTTTATAATTCTACAACAGACAATATCCAAATCAGAAATAGTGCCACATCATTCAGAAACCTGAGTCCTGTAGTTGCATTTGCCACTGTTGATAGTGGAAGTTTAGTTTCTTCTGATGGATATAATCTTTCATTGACAAATAATCTCACTAATGCAATTTTCTCATTCAGTAATGCATTGCAATCTGCAGACTATACAGTAATGGTTTCTGCTGGAAGTATCACAGAATCTTACACTGTTCCAGAAGCACAAAAAACAACAACGGGATTTAGAATTACGTTTAGTCCTTCTAATGCCAACACACAAAGTTACAGTGTAATGATACTTCAAGTCTGATACTTGACAAGACTCCTGAATACATGTAGACTACCTTTGTCTGGGTTGAAGATGAGAGTCTAAGCCACTTTAAGAATCGTCACAGGGGTGCCATTAGGTGCCCCTTTTCTGCTATAATGACTTTATTGAATCAAGCACCACATGACCATCATTCTCCGCCCTCATCAGAAAAAAGCATGTGATGCAATGCTTTCCAATACCAAAGGTCAAGTAATCATTCCAACTGGTGGTGGGAAGACTATGTGTATGATTCAAGATGCCATAGATCGACACAAGTCAATGGGTAGCACGACAACTGTTGTTGTTGCCCCACGTATTCTACTTGCACAGCAATTGTGCAAAGAGTTTATGGATATTCTTTCAGGCACCTGGAATCATGTGATGCATGTTCACAGTGGTGAAACTCATTACTTTAGAACTACCAAGTCTAAAGAGATTGCATTGTTCAATAACACTGCAAGATCTGCAAAAGAGTCTTGCATTATCTTCACCACGTATCACTCACTGCATCGTATTCAAGAAGCAAACATTGATGTTGACACAATTTATTTTGATGAAGCGCATAACTCAATCAAACGTAACTTTTTCCCTGCTACGGAGCACTTTGCTTCTGATGCTAGTCGGTGCTATTTCTTCACTGCTACTCCTAAGCATTCTGTTTCTGTTTTCAAACCAGGTATGAATGATACTGAGGTTTATGGTAAGGTTATTTGTAATGTTCCTGCCACAAAGTTGGTAGAAGAAGGTTATATTCTCCCTCCAAAGGTTTCCATCAAAGAATTGCCTACAGGAGATGCAAAACTATCTGATTGCCAGAATCTTCTTCATACTATTGACGATAATTCATTGAATAAAATTCTGATTGCTGCACGTTCTACAAGACAAATTGTAAAACTGTTGGCAGAGTCTGATTTTTACATGCAAATTCAGAATCGTGGATACTCTTGCATGTATATCACGTCAAAGACTGGTGCATATATTGATGGTCAAAAGGTTGACAGGAAAGAGTTCTTTGACACTTTAAATGCCTGGGGTAAGGATCCTGAGAAGAAATTCATCATTTTACATCACAGCATCCTTTCTGAAGGTATCAACGTAAATGGTCTTGAAGCGGTCTTGTTTATGCGTAACATGGATTATGTCGGAATTAGTCAGTCAATAGGGCGTGTGATCCGTCTAGGTGGTGCTGAGAAGACGTATGGTCTTGTCTGTGTTCCTGTTTATGACAAAGTGGGTATCAGCACTGCCAAAAGTGTCGAGTCTGTGGTAGATACTGTGTTTGTGCAGGGAGAGGCAGCGGTGAGTGTGATCCGGCGTTAAAACTGGCACACTCTACCCTCGACTCTGCCTCACTCTGCCCTATAATACAAAAGTAATCAAGGGAAATCCCCAATGATCTGCGAAGTCAAGCTCTATGTCGCTGGCAAAGTTTTCTACGAAACTGTTCATGCCCGTGACTATCAAGATGCAAAGCGAACGGCACTCGCACGCAATCCTGGTGCAACTGTCGTAAGTGTCAACGCCAAATTCTGATTATTAAAACATGGAATGGAATGCAAACCCCCAACAAATTGCCGATGGGTACGGCATTGATCTTGAAGAGTGGATTGACAGCATCAGTGGAAGCACAACTTCCTTCTTAGCAGAGGCAATTGTTGCCAAACTTCTTGGAGGTGAACGTGTCAAAGGTAAGCAGATGCCTTATGACGTGATTGTCAAAGAACGAGTCAATCAACTTATTGAGGTTAGAAACATCTGTAAAACGCAGTATGTTTATTTCTCTCCCTCCACTGCCACAGGCAAAGGTAGATTCTTTTGTCAAGAAGATCATGACAAAAAGTTGAATGCTCTCGACTCTTATGTTTTCTGCGATCTTCGTGATCGGTTTCGAACACCGCCAAAATTTCATGAGGTTACTGTTGATGAAGTTCTTAGTCTTCAAGAACGTGGTATAATTAAGGAAGGAAAAGTAACTAAAAAGCAGTTCTTCAAACTGTTTCCTTATGAAACACATGCACTTAGAAAGTAACATTATTCACGTTGGAGACAATATCACCAATCTGCAAAAGATTCCTGATTCTTCTGTAGATATGTGTGTTACATCTCCACCATACTACAATCTTCGTGACTACAAAAACAGTGGTCAGATTGGAGTTGAAAACACCGTCACTGACTTTGTGGAGAATCTCTGCAAAGTCTTTGACGAAGTTTATCGTATCATGAAACCGACAGGATCCTGTTGGGTCAACATTGCCGACACATATGATAAGAAGAGACTTCTTCAGGTTCCTAGTCGTTTTGAGATTGCCATGTCTGATCGTGGATGGCATCTTCGGAATGAAATTATCTGGAACAAACCAAATCCACAACCAATTTCATCTAAAGATCGGTTTTGGAGCAATCATGAGAAGTTCTTTTGGTTTGTGAAAGACGTTAAGAACTATTATTTCAATCGTGATGCAATTCTTGTGCCACAGGCAGAGATTAGCATTCGTCGAATGTTCTCCAAAAACAATGTTGACAAACGTAAAGATGCCAATGCCAGTGAGAAAGAGGGTTTTTCTCTTTCTTCTGCTAGTCAAGACAAGCATTATGCCAGAATGCGTGAGGAAAGTGGAATCTCCAAAGATTTTAATTATGAACAATTGGTTGCATCTGGTAAGTGCCCAATGAGACCAGAGTTTTCAGTCTGGGATGTAGCATCTACCACATATAAAGGTGCTCACTTTGCTGTGTATCCTCCTGACTTGATCACTAAACCTATTCTTTCATGTTGCCCTGAGGGTGGTATCGTTATTGATCCTTTCATGGGATCTGGAACCACTGGTGAAGTTGCCAAACTTAATGATCGAAAGTATATCGGATTTGAATTGAATCCCGACTATGCTAAACTTGCTCAGGAAAGAATTCAAGCAGTTGGAGGTATCTTTGTCTAAGAAGTTTCTCAAACCTTTTGTTGACCGCCCCGGAGTTTTAGATCCAAAGACTGGAGATCCTGAAGGATATGTTACCAATGATGGAATGTGGGCAGCAATTCCCTGGGCAGGTAACAAAAAGGGATTTGCTATTATACATAACGGTAGACAAGTGCATGATGTAAAGACATATAAACAAGCACTTGATTATATTAAAAAACAATCTAAAATCAAAACAACATCCACATTAGAGGAGTTTCTATGACTGAGAAGCACGAAAAACGTCGTGATGCACTTGGTTTGTTCTATGAAAGTGTTTTGAAACCAGATTCAGAACTGCGTCAATGTGCTCACAATCAAAAGTGCTTTAATGAGTTGATGGAGTGGCGTGAAGAAATTATCACTTATCTAGATCAACGCAGAAATCAGGAGTTCAACTGATGAATTCTCAATATCTGTGGTTGATAGTATTTGCCTCTGCATTATACTTTATATCCACAGATGAGAGCGTTGCCGCTGCATTTTATTATGTCACAAGGTTAGCAAAAGCATATATTCAACGCCAGTGGTGGTGGTTTTCGCATAATCCACGCAATCCTGTGGTAAAATATCTTATATACCGTCGTTCTCTTAAACTAGCGGAGGATGTGATGGCACAAATAAATAAAGACAAAGAGACCTGAGTCTATGCTATCTACACAATACAGACTCCGATTGGAGTTTATTTGTAAATGTATTGCAAATGGTGAGGAGGTTAAACTTGAAGACATGATTTGGGCAGAGAAGTTAGGTAAAGCAAATACCACTGCCCGTGAAATGCTTAAAAAAGCAAGACGCCGTGCCGCTAATCCTGACATGGTTGAAGGTAGTCTTGATGATTTTATGAACATTATGGGATTGGGTGATCCTGATCCTTCAAATCACCGCACTGGATTTGGTAGTGCTGATGAGATTGTAGATTGGTTTAATGAAGACCGCCCTGATGATTGGAGACAACGTGACTGAAATTATTACTAAAATGAACATTACACTATCTAAAGAAGAAGCAGAACTTCTACTAAACCTGATGACCACTTCAGATATGAATGATGAAGATGATACTTTACTTGAATATGATTGTTCTAGGGAGTTAATGGGGAAACTTTTAGAAGTTTACAGGAAATTTGACAATGACTGAAGTTGATTATCAAGTCATTGACAAAAATGGTAAAATTCATAACTATATTTGGGATGACGAACAAAGAAAAATGGTAGAAGGTAAAAGGGAAAAGAGTATTCCCTGGTGGCAACTTCATCAAATTGCTGATGAAGTTGGGGGCAAACTTGTAACAAAAACAATCCTTGACAGTAGAGGAAATGTTTCTAAACAGATTGTCATTGAATATACGGAGGAAAAATGACTGCGGTAATTTATTCTAACGGAAGTCAAGAATGTGAGAGAATGGCAATGCTTCTCCAATCTCTTGGTGGTGAATTTCTTGAATACAAACTCAATGAACATTTTACTCAAAGAGGATTTGAATCTGAGTTTGGTAAAGATGCCGAATATCCACAAATTAACCTTGGATACAAGCACATCGGTAGTATGAAAGAAACACTTCAATTCATGAAAGAGCAGGGAATGTTTGAATGACCTACGATGAGTTTGTCAGTAAGAACCCAGAATACTATATGGATATGGTACGTCTTATTGATATTAAACTCAAACATCGTATGGAGTTGACAAGTGAGGAAAAGGAAATAAATGGTTACATTCTTCAAGTTCAGGAACAAAACAAACTAAATGAATTAAGAAACCGTTTCCAAAAGTGTTGGGAGATTGAAGAATGAAACCTTTAATCCTTGTTGCTTGTTTTTTACCACTGGCAATGATATGGATTATTATGAAGTTGAGTTTGTGGATTGCTGCCGTCAACGAAGAACAAACTTATGTCAGAGAAGAATCACTCAAACCACACGGACCATATGTGGCAAATGCATATGCAGACGTTGATGAAGAGGAAGAAGAATATGGAGACCGCACAGATTATCGATGAAGCGATTAAAGAATGGTATTTGCTTCATAATCTTCCTGTTCCCAGATGGAAGATGAATAGGGATCCGCAATGGTGGATTGATTATCTTCAAAAACTTGGCATTGACAGGAACAATCCTTAGTGCTATAATACGATCACACAAACACGTTATCATGGATTACAAACCTTATTCTCCAGAGTGGCATCGTAAGAGATACCTTAAAGAGGCACTGGATAAGTATATTGATGACTATGTGGATAATCAGGTCATCATGAATGACATTTGTGATATTCTTGCTGATCGCGCAGATGCCGCATACTCAGAATTTCGTAGACTCACATTTTTGGAGAATATGATTCATGATACAAAGGAATGATATTGTAGAGTATATTGGATGTTCTCAAGAACAAATCGACTGGGGCAATAATGATGATCCTCGTTCATTTTTGATTGTTGGTAAAGAGTATGTTGTAGAAAAAGTTGATGTTCATTCTCAACATACAAAGATAAAACTCTATCATAAAATAGGATGGTTCAACTCCGTTTGTTTCAAAATAAAACAAGACGGAGTAAATAGTAGTTTACAGTATCATTCAAAAATGGATCCATCCGACATAACACTTGAAAAACCCTCAAAAATGTTTGAGTATGAAAAAATCTCAAGAGAAATTGATACAATTGATGATATTGATCTCATCAAAAAGATATGCAAGTGTTATGTGAAACTCCATATGAAACAACAAGAGGTAACTGCAAATATGTTCAAAGAACTGTGAAAAAAAAGCAAAAGTCTCAAGAAGAACTTTATCCATCCGAGTCATTTCCTTATAGATTAGAGTTTAAGGATGGAAAAGAAACAAGAATCTGTCACTTCCAATGTGAGGAGCATCGTAAAAAGCACATCGATCGTTACAAACTCAAGAAAAAAGACATCAAACTTGGTTATAAGTATGAAAATGAGTAATCCCATCTCTTATGTAAAGAACACTAGAGTTTCGTATTCTAAGTTTCTTGAAAGGAAAGTTAGAGAGGTTCAGGTTCAGTTCAAAAATGAAGAACCAGCATGGATTCCTTACGAAACTCTACTGGCAATTGAAGAACTTTTAAATGACTAAGAAATCCCTGGTGATGAATCTGGTAGTGCTGGGCTTGCTAATGCTCTGTGTTGCTGGTATAATCGTTGGAGGTTACATTCACGGCGATATGCACTTCGCCAAAGTATTGGAGCACTTAAAGAAATGACACAACGCACGTTTACTGGAAAAACTGGAGATGTATGGACTTGGGAAGAAACTCCTGAAGTAACAGAAGCAATCAAACGTCTTCATGATGATATGCGTCGTCTAAAAAATGAAGATGATAAAACAAATTATGATACTAGCGAAAAATGAAGTTGTTGACACTTGAAGACTATCAAAAGGCAGGAGAAACATTCTGGCCCAAGTATTGGTATGTTGCCAAAGAATTGGGTGAAGACGCTAAACCAGAAGACATTCTGAAAGTAATGGAAGCAGTCGGTAATGTAGCACTCAAACTAGCACTGGAAGAAAAAGAAGGACCTTTTGGATTTAACAAACATAATGACGGACAAGAAACTGATTGATGATGTCTTCACTGTTGAAAAGGCACGTTTTCTTTGGCACAGTAAAGATAAAGATGGTAATGGTCTAGTCTCCGCATTAACTGAACAGGCGTGTATTACTGCGACTCGTTTTTATCTTAAAGGCAAACAAGAAGGTTTTAGTGATACTAAATCTTATGATGGCACAGTAGGAGGGAAACTGTGAAACAAGATCCTTATTGGTTTTTTAGAAAGTGGGGGATACAAGAACCATCTCCACTCGAAACTCTTGCCGAAAAAGTAGAACAACTAGAAGAACGCATCAAACTCATCGAGCAAGAGATGGTTGGGCAATCTAATGCACTCTATGAGTGTTGGAACTCATTAGACGCTCGCATAGATATCCTAGCGGAGAATAAAACAGATGTATGAAGATTTGGATTGCTTTGAGAAAGCATTAGCACATTTTGGAACAAGAACAGATATTATTATTGCCCTCGAAATGGGTGATAAGATTGACTCTGAAACTGCATATAAGAGAATTAAAGAAGAGTTGAAAGAGTTGAAAAAAATTCGTAAGAAGCACAAAGAGGAGAATTGTGATGACTGCTAATGATAGTCTGAAAATCTCACAAAATGAAGATGGTTCCTTCACAATGGATTGGGATCCACAAGACTCAAAATGGTCTTGGTTGAATGGGTTGACACAGAAGGAAATTCAGGTTATAGTGCAGCAAGCAGTACAGGACTACCTCGATGACCTCAAATCCCCTGAGCTCTGATTTTTCTTACAAGAAGTATTCTCTTGAACAACTTGATAACTGGGTGAATGATGCTGTGAATTGTGAGGATCTCACACCACAAGACATCTATGACACTATTATAAAGTGTGTGGGTGAAAGTGTAGATTATCACAAAAAGTATTACACTAAGAGTGTAGAACTTCTTTCCCTTCTGAAAGGAAATCGTGAAGTTGACTTTGGTGGTGGAAACAATGAACCACGGGATTATACTGCCCCTGGTGAAAAGTTCCCAAAGACAAAAAGAAAAGATTGGCACGATTTCTGGGAGTCTTGGGAAGAGCATTATTATCCCGAAGAGCACAAGCAGTACACTGAAGAAGAAATGAATGCAATGTGCGATGCTGCTGAGAATAAAGAGAAGTGTCGTGAATACAATCTGCGTGAAGCAGAATATTATAACAAACGAGCACAACTTGATGCTCAACACAGGATGGAAATAGAAGAAATCCGCAAAGAAGGCGGTTATGGATGGACACCAGGAACTTAATTATGGCATTATCAAAATCGGTTCAAGAATCATTAAATGAAGCAGAAGCAAGTCTTCGAAATGCTCTCGCATTTGCTGCTAGGCAAGAGAGACCGATGGTTTGCTCTGTAATTGCAGACTTGATCTCACGTATTGAGTCAATGCAATCCACTGATTCTATTCTAGATAAACTTGAAAATCGTGATGAGGGAAGCAGTGGATCTTTTGGGTCATTCTTTAATTTTGGAGAGTAATCCCAAAGAAAACATTAAATTTCTAGATAGTATTGAATTCTAATGTTAGAATTTGAACACATCGCAAAAATGCCATGACTCTCCCATTACAAGGCAAAAAACTGACTCAAAATGAAGTGGAAAGTATTACTATTGCCTTAGAACATTCCGATATTCGTGCAATTCATCCTGACAGAATGGAAGCATTTGCTGAATATCTTGTTCAAAAAATGAGAGAACAAAATAAATAAGTATTATCCTGTTACAAAACTATGGAAAACATCGACAAGCACATTCAGAAAGATGAGGAACTTCTGAGTGATCCGACTATTTCACCACAGTCGCGCCGACATACAGAAGAAGAATTGGAAGCACTGAAAGCATATAAAGAAAACCATCCTGGCGAGTCACACGA